TTTAGGATTTAAAACATGTGATGAAGGAAAATTAATGGGTCTACAGTCTTATGGAAAACCAAATAAGAGAGTGGAAGAAATATTATCAGATGAAGATTTGTTTTCTTACAAGGATAAATATAGTAGAAATATTAATTTTTCACTTAATCTAGAAAAATTCCCTGAACTTTATTATCACAGAAAATTAAATTTTAAGGACATTCATTATGATTTAGCCTATGAAACACAAATGAAATTTGAAAGAGAAATAGTAGAAGTATTAAATAGATGTGCGACTAATCACAAAAATATTATTATAACTGGTGGTTGCGGGTTAAATGTAGTTTTTAACTACAGACTTAAGAAAGCTTTACCTAAAGATGTGAATCTTTATATTGATCCTTTATGTGGTGATGAAGGTAATAGTATAGGAGCAGCTATAGTATATAGTCAGGAGTGTGGAAAAAATAATGATTGGGATAATATTTATTTAGGGCCACAGCCTAAATACACAATTGACAAAGGTAATGATAAAATAGAAACTGTAGTTGAACATTTAACTAATCAAAAAATTGTTGGTCTATACCAAGGTAGAGCAGAGGCAGGTCCTAGAGCTTTAGGAAATCGATCACTGTTATTAGATCCAAGAATAAAAAATGGTAAAGATGTAATGAATAAAGTTAAACAAAGAGAGTGGTTCAGACCTTTTGGTGCATCAATCCTAGAAGAAGAAGCACACAAGTGGTTTGACATGGCAGGGTTAAAAGACTCACCTTACATGTTATATGCTGTTGAAGCATTAAAAGGAGTTGAAGAAAAAATCCCTGCAGTAATACACGTAGATAATACTTGCAGAATACAAACAGTTAATGAAAAACAAAACCCTGTATTATATAGAATATTAAAACTATTTAATGAAAAGACAGGGGTGCCAATATTAATGAACACGTCGTTTAATTTAGCAGGGGATGCGTTAGTTGAAACTCCAGAAGATGCTATAGATACTTTTGAAAATTCTGATATAGATTATCTATATTTTGCAGATATTAAGAGGTTGTATACAGAATGAATTTAAAACATAATGTTTGGTTTTTCACAGATGGTCTAGATAAAAAAATTTGTAATACCATAATCAAAACAAATAAAAAAATAAAATCAAAAAAAGGTAAAGTTGGAGGCGTCGATAATAAAGCTGAAATAGATAAAAAATCTAGAGACTCTAATGTTAGCTGGATCAGAGATCCAGCCATATATGAAAAAATAAATTATTTTGTAAATCTAGCTAATAAAAATGCAGGTTGGAACTTTAACATAGATTGGAATGAAAACGTTCAATTTACAGAATATAAACCAAAACAATATTATAACTGGCATACAGATCAATGGGACGAACCTTACGTTGATCACGGATTTGCTGAATACAATAATAAGATAAGAAAAATTTCTTGTAGTATATTATTAAATGATCCTCAGTCGTATGAGGGAGGAGACTTTGAAATAGGTTATACTAATAAATTATGCGAGGGCACTATTGATGAGACAAAAGTAAAATTAGAAAAAGGTAAAATATTAAAACAAGGTAGTGTCATAGTTTTTCCTTCTTTTGTATGGCACCGAGTTACTCCTGTAAAAAAGGGTGTAAGATACAGTTTAGTTAATTGGGCGTTAGGACCACCATATGTTTAGTAAAAATAAATATCAAGTGTGTAAAAATATGATTAGCAAAGAACTCGCTGATTTTGTTTTTAATTATTTAAGAATGAAAAAACAAACTTTTTATTCATTAAAAAGAATAGGAGTAGATGCAAGGTTGTTAGGTACAGATGGCGATCCTCAGGCTCCAGGAACCTATTCTTGTTATTCAGATATCGCTATGGAAACTTTGCTAACGATTATACATAGTAAACTTGAGAAAAAAACAAAATTAAAATTAGCTCCTACATATACATACACAAGACTATATAAGAATGGAGATGAATTAAAAAGACATCAAGATAGATTTAGTTGTGAAATATCTGCAACCTTAAATTTAGGTGGAGACCTGTGGCCTATATATTTAGAAGACGCAAATAAAAAAGATGTTGAAGTTAAATTAAATCCAGGAGATTTACTTATATATAGAGGAATAGAATTACCTCACTGGAGAAAACCCTTTGATGGTTATATGTGTGGACAAGTGTTTCTACATTATAATAACAAAGCAACTAAAGGTTGGGATAAAAATTTATTTGATAACAGACCACACCTTGGATACCCCTATAATATTACAAATTATAAACCATGATAAAAACGTTAGATAATCTTGTACCAGTGTCTATTCAAAATAGATTTATAGAAAGATTAAAAAATGAAAATTTTTCTTGGTTTTATTTTAATGATATAATCTATGGGCAAGATAATAAAGAATTTGTTAATCCCAACATAACAAAAACTTTTGCTTTTGTTCATACTCTATTTGATGAAAACGGTATAAACTCTAATGACTATGATTTGTTTTCAACAATATTAAATTTTTTTGTTGTTAAAGAAAAAGTAAAAATAAAAGATATGATAAGAGTTAGAATAAGAAGAACATTTAGAATTAAAAATCATTCTATAGAAAAATACAATGTTCCACACATAGATGTTAAAGACCACTTACCATACAAAACATTATTATATTATGTAGATAATTCTGATGGAGACACAGTATTTTTTAAAAATAAACTTACAAAAGATATGTATTTAGATACAGAAGCAGAGGAGTATAAAAGAATATCTCCTAAAAAAGGAAGAGCTATATATTTTGATGGTGATATATATCACTCTGGAAACTGCCCTGTTGATTATAACGAAAGAACTATTATAAACTTTGATTTTAAGATATGAAAGATTTTATTGATAAACATTTAAGCGATGTAAAATTTGCTACTAAAAAACAAAAAGAAAAAGAAATTTGGGATGTGTCCGGTATATTAAAAAATAGATTAAATCAAAAATTAAAATATGACATTAGACCATACAGTATGGATATAAACGGAAGAAATGTAAAACCACTTACTACTAGATCTAAAGCAGATAAAATTGTTTTTGAACAATCAGATAAATGGATTGTAGTAGAAGCTGTAGAATTACATAGTTTTATTATAGCACATAAATTACAAGAAATTAATTTAAATGATATTGTTGGTGCTTTGGAATGGAATATAAATATAAAGAAATAAAAAACTTTTTACCAAAAGAACAATTTAAATCTTTACAGGATTTAATGTTTTCAAATACTTTTCCTTGGTTTTTTCAACCACATCAAACTAAAAATGATGGATACTTCATGAGTCATAATTTTTTTTATGATAATAAACCAAACTCTATTTTCTATGAAGATTATATTGTTTCTATTATACAAAGATTAAAAGCAAATATGGTATCTGAAGTGCGAGCTAATTTACTTTTTAAAACTGCAAAACATATTAAATCTGATTTTCATGTGGATAAACCATTTTATTGTAACACAGCTTTATTGTATATGAATACAAACAATGGTTATACTATGTTAAAAAATAAAATTAAAATAAAAGCAGAGGAAAATAAACTATTAATCATCGACACAAAAACACCTCATGCAGCAGTAAGTCAAACAGATAGGGATAGAAGAATTGTAATAAATTTAAATTATTTGTAATATGTTAAAAATAAAATTAGAATCATACGGGTTTCAAGATAAGTTTGAGTTTCATAATTCAATTAAAGATAGATTATTAATCCTTATAAATAAATCAAAAAATGATTTTGATTGTAATCCCAACGATAAGATTGATTATTTAGATTGGCAAGAAAGCACCAATATGAATAGAGAGTGGGTAAAATTTATCATGCCTTTTTTACAAAGGCATTTTTTAAAATGCATAAAACATTTAAATTTAAACAAAGTATATATTAGAAATTTGTGGTTTCAAAAATATAAAAAACACGGTGTACACAACTGGCATGTTCATAGTAATAATTATACCGGTGTATATTATCTACAGTTTCCAAAAGGTGCCACCAAAACACAATTAGTCAATGAACAAAAAATATTCGAAGTGGACGCCAAAGAAGGAGACATAGTTATTTTTCCTAGTTTTATAATTCATAGATCGCCTAAAATAACCGAAGATGTTGAGAAAATAATCATCTCTTTTAATCTAGATTTTGACGAAATAGATGATAATTATACGGTAGCAATTACTTAAAAACTCTATATAATACGGCAGTTATGCTACAGAAACTTAATTTTAAACCTGGATTTAATAAACAAGCAACAGACTCTGGAGCTGAAGGTCAATGGGTGGATGGTGATTTTGTTAGATTTAGATATGGATTACCTGAAAAAATAGGTGGTTGGAAGCAACTTACAGATGCTCAAGAAACCTTACCTGGAGCAGCTCGTGCTCAACACGCATTTACTAGTTTTGGTGGTGAAAAATACGTAGCGATTGGAACATCTCAAGGATTGTTTTTATATTACGAAGGAGCTTTTTATGACATCAGCCCTCTAGCAACAGCTATTACTGGAGCTACCTTTGATACTTTTTCAAGTCAAAATAATGTAACGGTTAATAAAGTAGGGCATGGTTTAGAAAAAGGAAGATATGTAACTTTTTCATCAGTCACACCTCCTACAGGCTATGTAGCATCAGATTTTACAACAGGAGCGTTTGAAGTATTAACTGTACCTAACAGTGATACATTTACAATTCAAATGAGAGTTAACGCAAGTGGTGCGGCTTCGGCTTCTGGTTCTGCTACCATTAATCCTTACGAAATAATAGGACCTACATTTCAAACAGCTGGTTATGGATGGGGCACGTATCAATGGAACACAGGAACATGGGGAACAGCTAGAACTACAAGTAACGTGATTCTGGATCCAGGCAACTGGAGCCTTGATAACTTTGGAGAAGTATTAGTTGCAACAATATTTGATGGTAAAACATTTACTTGGGATGCAGGTGCTTCTGGACCAAGAGCAATCCGTGCTTCTCAAACCACAACTAATTTTAACACAACAAATAATCCTACGGCCACTCGAATATCTCTTGTGTCCGATAGAGATAGACACTTATTTCATTTTGGAACAGAAA